AAGTTTGTAAGAGGTAGGAAAACTTTAGCTTGGAAACAAATAAGACCAAGAAATGAAGCATTAGATACACTGGTCTATAACTTTGCTGCTATTTATATCTTGAATCCTAACTATGATTCTATTGAGAACAAAATACTTACCCAAGAGTCAAAACCAAGAGAAAAATCACAAAATAGACCACAAAGAGGTATAAATAGAGGTAATTTCGCTACTTCTTGGAAATAAAGAAACTTCATTTTTAATATTGACAATAGCCTAATGCACATTAGTGTTAGATGTAGATATATCTAAAACATTTATGAGGTTTTTGCTTGAGCAACAAATTTGATTCAACAAACTATCCACCCCAAGTTCCTACTGAGCTTCAGTTGGGAGACTTTTGGGCATGGAAAAGAGAGGACTTAGCAAATGATTATCCAGTAGCATCTTACTCATTATCTTATGAGTTTAATTTAATTGATGGTGCTACAGCTTCTAACTTTACATTAACAGCTACAGAAACAGGTGATACCTATATCATAGAAGCATCTAATACATCTTCTTATACAAAAGGTAATTACAACTGGGTTTCTTATATGACTAGAAGTTCTGATTCTGCAAGAGTCAAACTGGAAGAAGGTTTTGTAGAAGTTCAAGATAATTATGCAACTACAACTGCTTCAGTTAGAAGTCATGCAAAAATTGTTTTAGATAGCATAGAAGCAGTTATTGAGAACAGGGCAAATATTGACCAATCATCTATGTCTATAGCTGGAAGGTCATTATCAAGAATGTCTATAGATGAATTGATGACTTTTAGAGACAGATACAAAGCTGAATATCTTAAAGAAGTTAAAATACAAAGAATTAAAAATAAACGAGGGTCAGGTAATACTATCAAAGTTAATTTTGGTAGAACCACTGGCTCAACTCCTAAGAGCTACACATAATGGCATGGTATAACAGAATATTAGGCGTAAATGAGCCTAAGAAAAAGAAAAGACAAGCATACAGAAGAAGCTACACTGGTGCTAACACTGGAAGATTGTTTGCAGATTTTGTTACCACATCTACAAGTGCTGATGCTGAAATAAAAGATAACATAAGAATATTAAGAGACAGAGCAAGAGAATTAGCAAGAAACGATAGCTATATTGCTAGATACTTAAACCTGATGGTATCTAATGTTATCGGTAAGCATGGCATAAGAGTTAGCTCTAAGGCTAGGAACGATAATGGTTCTTTAGACATTGGAGCTAACCTGCTCATTGAACGTGCTTGGAAGGAATGGGGTCAAGTTGGAAATTGTACAACTAATGGAAGATTATCATTCTTAGACTGTCAGAAAATATTTGTTGAATCGCTATGTAGAGATGGTGAAGTATTAATCAGGAAAATAAAAGACAGCAATTCGCCTTTTGGTTTTCAATTACAGTTTTTAGAAGCAGACCATTTAGATGAAAATAAAAATGATGTTTATAAAGCTACTGGCAATAGAATTAAAATGGGTGTTGAGGTAGATAAGTATGACAGACCAGTTGCTTATCATTTATATAAAGACCATCCTTACGATAGAGTTTATTTAAGTCAAGCACAACACATTAGAGTTCCTGCTGATGAGATTATCCATGCTTACCTACCTACTAGAGCAGAACAAACTAGAGGTGTTTCTTTGGTTGCTACAGCGATGGCTAATGTGAAAATGCTTAATGGTTATTTAGAAGCTGAAATAGTTGGTGCTAGAGTTGGTGCATCTAAAATGGGTTTCTTTACCTCACCTGATGGTGATGGTTATGTTGGTGATGGTGAATATGAAGATACATTTAATCCAACAATGAATGCTCAAGCTGGTGTATTTGAACAACTACCTGCTGGAATGGACTTTAAGGCATTTGACCCAACACATCCTAATTCAGCATTTGAATCTTTTACAACTAGTGTTTTAAGAAGTATCGCATCAGGTTTGAATATTTCTTATCATTCATTATCTAATGATTTAACTTCAGTTAATTATTCTTCAATAAGACAAGGTGCTTTAGAAGATAGAAGTATGTATCAAATATATCAACAGTTTGTAATTGAGCATTTTGTAAACCCAGTATTCCAATCATGGTTAGAGATGTCTATATCAACAGGATATATCAATTTACCAATGGGTAAATATGAAAAATTTGCTAGGTCAATTAATTACATACCTAGAAGTTTTGCTTGGATTGACCCTTTAAAAGAAATGCAAGCTAATGTAATTGGTTTACAAAATGGAACACTTACTTATTCTGATATTTCTGCTTCTTATGGAAGAGATACAGAAGAATTATTTGAACAGCATCAAAAAGAAATAGAACTAGCCAAACAATATGATATTGAACTAGCCTATCAACCATTTGGTCAGAAACTACCTGTAGAAGCAAAGATACAGGGTGGAGATGAAGAAGAAGATGCCTAGACCTAATGATGGTATGAAATCTGAAGCTCAAAAAGGCTTAGACTGGCGTGAAGAATTTGGTCGTGGTGGTACTAGAGTTGGAGCTGTAAGAGCAAGACAAATAGTAGCTGGTGAAAACCTATCTGATGATACTGTAAAAAGAATGTATAGCTTCTTTTCAAGACATGAAGTAGATAAACAAGCTGAAGGTTTTAGTGCTGGTGAAGAGGGTTATCCTTCTAATGGAAGAATAGCTTGGGCATTATGGGGTGGAGATGCTGGATTTAGCTGGTCAAAAAGATTAGTAGAACAAATGAAAAAAGAAGATGAAAGACAAACAAGTTTTGATTCGCAAGAATCAGAAAAACATCCTTTATTAACAAATGAAGAGGAGAAATCTATGAATAAAGAAGATAGACATATCCTTAATGTGAGTGAAACTGACGATAAAGTTATTGTTGAATTCGCAAAGCATGAGGATGTAGAACATGAAGGTGAAGAATTAGAAACAACTGACGAAGTATCTATGATTCATGAAGATGAGGAAAGAAAAGTAATTGATATGCCTATGAAATATAGAACTATTGATTTATCTAAACATTCTTATCTTGATGAAGAAAAAAGGGTAGTTCGCGTAGGTGTTTCTTCTGAAGAACCTGTAGAACGTAGTTTTGGGATGGAAGTCCTAGGACATTCTGCTGATGATATAAACATGGAGTTTATAAATTCAGGCAGAGCACCATTATTGCTTGACCATGATATGACTAAGCAAATTGGTGTAATTGAAGAATTCAAATTAGATGAGACAGCAAAAAGGACAACTGCTGTAGTTAGATTTGGTAAATCTGCTTTAGCTCGTGAAGTATTTGAAGATGTGGCTGATGGTATACGAATGAACATTTCAGTTGGCTACAGAATTGATAAGTTGGAACGATATGAAAACAATGGTGAGACTTACTATAAAGCTCAATGGACACCTATGGAAGTTTCTTCTGTAAGTGTTCCTGCTGACCAGTCAAGGCTCGTTGGAGTTGGTCGTTCTAAAGATAAACAACACAAAAACATTGAGGTAAAACTAATGGAAAATGAAAAGAAACAAGATATTAATCTTGACGAAGTTAGAACTCAGACTATTGACGAAGCAAAAGCCGAATTTAAAAGAAACTCAAAAGAGATTATAGATTTAGCTGCCAGACACAATAAAAGAGATTTAGCTGATAAAGCAATTAGTGATGGTATTTCAGTTGAAGAATTCAGAGGTGTATTATTAGAAAATATTTCTAACAATACTCCTTTAGAAACTCCTTCAGAAATTGGCATGACTAAAGAAGAAGTAAGAGAGTTTAGTCTAGTAAAAGCAATTAGAGCTATGGCTAATCCTTCTGACAGAAGAGCACAGCAAGATGCAGCATTTGAATTTGAATGTTCTGCTGAAGCTGCTAGACAGTATGGTAAAGATGCTCAAGGCATCATGCTACCTGCTGAAGTGCTAAGAAGCTGGGGTAAAAGAGATATTAATTCATCTGATGATTCAACTTTAATAGCTGAAGATTACAGAGGGAATGACTTTATTGATGTACTAAGAAACGAATCTTCAGTAATGCAAGCTGGGGCGACTTTACTCCGTGGATTACAGGGCTCCGTGGTAATTCCGAAGAAGACTGCTTCTGCATCTGCTGGTTGGATAGCAACCGAAGGTGGTGCATCTGCTGAAAGTGAATTCACTTCAGGTTCAGTAACTATGTCTCCTAAAGTAATTGGTGCCCATACTGATGTAACTAGATTGTTACTACAACAATCTTCATTAGATGTTGAGAACTTAATCAGAGATGACCTAACACAATCTATAGCAACTGCTATTGATTTAGGTGCTTTAGCTGGTTCAGGTTCAAGTGGTCAACCAACAGGTATTGCTAATACTTCAGGTATTAACACTACTACTTTTGCTGCTGCTAACCCAACATGGGCTGAAATAGTAGCTATGGAAAGTGCTGTTGCTAATGACAATGCTTTAACTGGTTCTTTAGGTTACATCTGTAGACCTGCTGACTTTGGTACTTTAAAAACAACTGAAAAGGCTACTGGTACTGCTCAGTTTGTTGTTTCTCCTGACAATAGCATGAATGGCTATAACGTTGTCAGAAGTAATCAAGTAACAAGTGGTGACTTCTACTTTGGTAACTTTGCAGACCTATTAATTGGTATGTATGGTGGACTAGATATTACTGTTGACCCTTATGCATTATCAACTTCAGGTGGAGTAAGAATTGTTGCTCTACAAACTG